CTGATGGAATCATATATTCAGACTCTGAATAGAGTTTCGAAAAAGTGATTTTTAAATCATAAACAAATCAAACTAACTTTTTAAAGAGGAAAAACAAATGCAAATGTTCAATGCAGAACATCTGCAGGAGAAGTGGGCACCACTCTTAGACCATTCGGGTCTTGGAGAAATCAAAGATTCTCATCGTAGAATGGTAACCGCAGTTCTCCTGGAGAACCAAGAAAGAACACTCCGTGAAGAGCGTGAGTTCCTATCAGAAGGACCAACCAACTCAGGTAATGGAGTTGGTGGATCAGGTGCTTTTGGTGGATCAGCATCTTCACCTGTTGCAGGTTTCGATCCAGTTCTGATCTCCTTGATCAGACGCGCAATGCCTAACTTGGTCGCTTATGACCTCGCAGGCGTTCAACCAATGAACGGTCCTACCGGACTTATCTTCGCAATGCGTTCACGTTACACCAATCAGAGTGGTACTGAAGCATTCTTCAACGAAGCAGATACAAGATTCTCTACTCAGAATGCTGCTGGTACTCTTGGACAAACTGGTATCGGTACTACCGCTGCTCAGTCAGGTACAAACCCATCAGTTCTTAACGACACCCCAACTGCAGGTACATACAACCTTTCAGGTGGTATGGCAACTGGTGACTCTGAGAACCTTGGAACTACTTCGGGTGGTCAGTTCAACGAGATGGCATTCTCAATCGAGAAAGTCACCGTTACTGCTAAGTCAAGAGCACTCAAGGCTGAGTACTCACTTGAGCTCGCACAAGACCTCAAGGCAATTCACGGTCTGAATGCAGAAGCTGAGTTGGCAAACATCTTGTCAACTGAGATTCTTGCAGAAATCAACCGTGAAGTCATCCGTACCATCTATAACGTTGCTAAGCCTGGTGCTCAAGCAAACGTTGCTACTGCTGGTACTTTCGACCTTGACGTTGACTCCAATGGTCGTTGGTCAGTTGAGAAGTTCAAGGGACTTATCTTCCAAATCGAGCGTGATGCGAACGCAATCGCACAGCAAACTCGTAGAGGAAAGGGTAACATGATCCTCTGCTCGGCAGACGTTGCTTCGGCACTCACCATGGCAGGTGTTCTTGATTACACCCCAGCACTCAACGCAAACCTTAACGTTGATGACACCGGCAACACCTTCGCAGGTGTTCTTCAAGGCAAGTATAAGGTCTTTATCGATCCTTATGCTGCTAACGTATCTGCTAACCAGTACTACGTTGTTGGTTATAAGGGTTCTTCCCCTTATGACGCAGGTATCTTCTACTGCCCTTATGTTCCCCTCCAAATGGTTCGTGCCGTTGGTGAGAACACCTTCCAACCAAAAATTGGATTTAAGACTCGTTATGGTATCGTTGCTAACCCATTCGCTAAGGGTTTCAGTGATTCCAATCCTGGAGTTGTCGAAGCTAACACTAACGCATACTACAGAAGAGTCAAGGTTACTAACCTTATGTGAGTCTTTCTCACATTTCTTCAGGGGGATCCTTCGGGGTCCCTTTTTTTTATCTAAATAAAAATAAAAGATTATGTCTTCGTCACCTTTTGCCAATCAAATAGGCAATAGAAATTTTTTATCACCTGTTGGATTTAAATTTACTTTGGCAAAGGAACCTAAAGTAACATTTTTTTGCAACTCAACAAGAATTCCAGAAATCAATTTAGAAGTTGTGCAGCAACCATCATATCTAAAAGATATTGATGTACCGGGTGATAAATTAACCTATGGTGACTTATCAATTAGATTTCTGGTTGATGAGAATATGGAAAATTATATGGCAGTTCATAATTGGTTGACCGGTCTTGGTTTCCCGGAAACAACAGAACAGTTTACAAAACTAACAACAACAGATGGTGGAATAAGGGATCAAAAGGAAGCATTCAGTGATGGTAGTTTGTATATTCTTAATAGTAATTTTAGAAGTACAGCAGTTGTTAAATTTAAAGATCTATTTCCAGTATCATTAACATCATTAGAGTTTGATGCAACTCCGAATGATATCCAGTACTTTACAGCAGAGGCATCTTTCAAGTATACTGTGTATAATATCCTAGGAAACGATAATCAACCCCTATGAATCTTGATGAAATCCAGGAGATGTGGCAGAGAGATTCTGTCATTGATCCTGACAACCTACATGATGAATCCCTAAAAATTCCTCAATTACATTCCAAATACTATACACTTTACAATACAATTACTCTTCTTCGTGAGAAAGCAAGAGAAACTTACAATAGAGTGCGTCTAGAACGTTACAACTACTACACAGGAAAGGCACCAGCAGAGGTTTATGTAGAGGACCCATTCCCATATAAGGTAAGAGAAAAGGATGCCATAGAGAGGTATATGAGTGCAGACGAGAGACTCTCTAAAATAGACTTGAAGATAAGATATTATGACATTATGCTCAAGTTTTTAGAAGAGATTATTAAGACAGTTTCTAACAGAACTTATCAAATCAAGAATGCTATTGAGTTTATGAGATTTACTGCCGGATATGGAGGTCCGTAATATTATAAATACTTAATAATGCGATAGATGATATGTATTCTGTTTATTGGATAAAATATACAAATCACATAGACCCATATAAAGAAGGATATATTGGAATATCAAATGACCCAACAAAAAGGTTTGTTGAGCATAAGAAGTATTCTAAAGACAATAATATGGTAAAAGGTGCTATACAGAAAGGTGCCTTTATTGAAATTCTTCATAATAATTTAAGTCAAAATGATGCATTAGAAATAGAAAAATCTTATAGACCAAAAGAGTTAATTGGTTGGAATTTGTGCGAAGGGGGACAAATGCCTCCAAAAAGATTGGGAGTCAAATATAAAGAAGGAAAACAAATCCTTAAAGGAGAAGATAGAACAGAAATCCAACAAAAAGCATCTAAAAAACATAGTGAAAAAATGAGAGGAAATATTCCCTGGAATAAAGGTAAAAGTGGGTTTAGGGGTCCAGTAAAACCTTGCATTTATAAAGGAATTAAATTTAATTCTAGAACGGAAGCAGCAGCACATTTTGGTGTTACAGTTAGTGCAATTACTTTATGGATAAAGAAGCACTCCAGTTGATAAGATAAATACCTATAACTGATATTTTATGAATGAGTCATTTGATTATATCAAAAAAGAATGAAGTATATCTGCACATCAAAGCAGAACCTCACATTTATTATGAACTAGCAGACCAGTTCACATTTGAGGTTCCTAATGCAAAATTCAGTCCCCAGTATAAAAACAAATACTGGGACGGAAAGATTCGTCTATTTAACACACAGACAGGTGAGATTTATATTGGACTCTTAGACAGAATTATTCGATTCTGTGAGGATCATGAATACACATATGAATTTGCAGACAATAAGTTCTATGGACTTCCCTTTGAGATAAATGAGGGAATCTCAAAGGAAGGTGTAAAGGATTACATGACTGCAATCAGTAGACACGCCCCACGCGACTATCAAGTTGAGGGAGTATACGACGCCTTGCGACATAATCGAAAATTATTGATATCTCCAACTGCTTCTGGAAAGTCGTTGATGATATATTCTGTTGTGAGATATTACGTTGAGAAGCAGCAAAATATTCTGATAGTTGTGCCGACGACTTCCCTTGTAGAACAAATGTATAAAGATTTTGCAGATTATGGATGGGATGTTGGTTCATACTGCCACAAGATATACGCTGGTAAGGAAAGAGAAACTGATTCCCAAGTTATTATTACCACCTGGCAAAGTATTTACAAATTGCCCAAGCAGTATTTTTCCAGATTTAATGTAGTCGTAGGAGATGAGGCACACCAATTTAAATCCAAGTCATTAATATCTATAATGACAAAACTTTGTGATGCAAAATATAGATTTGGTTTTACTGGAACTCTAGATGGAAGTCAAACTCATAAGTGGGTATTAGAAGGATTATTTGGACCTTCATATAAGATTATCAATACAGATGAACTTATGAAGAAAGGTCATCTAGCAAAATTAGACATCAAAATACTTCTATTGAAACACCCACCAAATCGATTTGATATCTTTGAGGATGAGGTACAGTATATTATCAATCATTCCAAACGAAATAACTTTATTAAGAATCTTACTTTAGATTTAAAAGGAAATACTCTTGTCCTATTTTCAAGAGTAGAAGGTCACGGACAGCCTTTATACGATCTCATAAATAATAGTAAGGTTGATGAACGCCATGTTTTCTTCATTCATGGTGGAGTGGAAACTGAAGAAAGAGAAAGAGTTCGGGAAATAACCGAGAAGGAATCAAACGCAATTATTGTAGCATCTTATGGCACTTTTTCTACCGGCATTAATATTCGTAACTTACATAATGTTGTGTTTGCGTCACCATCGAAATCGAGAATTAGAAATCTTCAATCTATCGGCAGAGTACTTAGAAAAGGGGAAAACAAAGTAAAAGCAACTTTATATGACATTGCCGATGATATCAGTTATAAATCAAGAAAAAATTATACACTCAATCACCTAATAGAAAGAATTAAAATTTATAACGAAGAAAACTTTAATTACGATATTGTAAATATACCACTAAAAACTAATGAGTGAAGATTTCTATTGTGTATTAAAATTAGTGTCGGGTGAAGAGATTCTATCGTTAGTCTCTGTGGATGAAAATGATGGAGACCCTATCGTAGTGCTTCAAAATCCTGTGATTATGGAATTGATTGATAGGAAAGATGTATCATATGTAAAAGTAAGACCCTGGATGGAATTACCTAATGATGATTTCTTTATGGTAAAATTAGATAAGATAATCACAATGACTGAGACTACCGATAGAAAATTAATTGATGTCTATACAAAATATTTAAATAATGATGATAGTATAGATGTTTATAAATCTAGTGGTGAAGTAAAAGTATCAAATGATATGGGATATATCTCTTCAGTAGAGGATGCTCGCAAGAAACTTGAAGAGATATATAAAGGTATTAAAGAAATCTAGTACTCATCTTTAACCGGGACAAACCTAGTCTATACGCAATTCAATAACTTGTCAAGCCCCTTAATGTGTGGTATAATTAACTTAACTTATTAATGAGTAAATGAGACCATCATGGCAAAAAAGAAATCAGAGCATTATGTAAACAATAAAGAATTGTTAGAAGCAATGATAGTGTATCGCAGTAAAGTTGCGAAAGCACGGGAACTATTCGTTGAAAAATATGATACAGAACCACCAAAGTCAGGCCCTTGGGAAGGAAAACCCAGGATTCCCAACTACCTAGGTGATTGCTTCTTAAAGATTGCTACTCATTTATCCTATAAACCAAATTTCGTTAATTATATGTTCCGTGAGGATATGATTTCTGACGGAATTGAGAACTGCGTCCAGTATATTCATAACTTTAATCCTGAAAGGTCTCAGAATCCATTTGCATATTTTACTCAAATCATTCATTATGCATTTTTGCGTAGAATTCAAAAAGAAAAGAAACAATTAGAGATTAAAAATAAAATCATTGAACGCACTGGATTTGATGAGGTTATGGTGATAGACGACAACTTGCTTTCTGGGAACAATTCGGAGTACAATAGTATGAAGGACAACATCCAATACAGAAACGGAAACCGATGAAAATTGCCATCATCACCGACAGTCACTACGGTGCCAAAAAAGGTTCAAAGCATCTTCATGACCACTTTGAACTTTTCTACAAGAATGTTTTCTTTCCTGCCCTAGAAGAGTACGGGATAAAGACAGTCATTCATATGGGTGATGCATTTGATAGTCGCAAGTCAATTGATTATCAAAGTCTGGAATGGGCAAAGAGGGTTGTATTTGAACCTCTGCGTGAGTATGATGTTCATATGATTGTTGGAAACCACGATTGTTATTATAAAAATACCAATCACGTTAACTCCCCAGATCTTCTTCTCAAGACTTATCCAAATATCAAAACTTATAGTTCTCCGACAAATACAAAAGTTTGTGGAATTGATATGACCTTTATTCCTTGGATTTGTAGTGAGAATCACGAAGAAACAATGAATGTAATTAATAAGTCTAAGGCAAAGGTTGCAATGGGACACCTAGAACTTCAAGGTTTCCGTGTAAATAAAAATCTAATTATGGAGGACCATGGACTGGATTCAAATATTTTTTCAAAGTTCACAAAGGTATTTTCTGGTCATTACCATACTCGTTCTGATAATGGACGCATCTTCTATCTTGGCAATCCTTATGAGATGTATTGGACAGATGTGAATGATACTCGTGGATTTCATATCTTTGATACGGAAACCCTAGAACATACACCAATCAATAATCCTTATAAATTATTCTATAATCTTTATTATGAGGATACTCCTTATCAGACATTTGATGCTCGGGAGTATGAAAATAAGATTGTAAAGATTATTGTTCGTAAAAAAACAAAAGCAAAGGATTTTGAAAAGTTTGTAGATAAATTATATACAGCAGGAATTCAAGATCTTAAAATTATTGAGAACTTTGAAATACAAGAAAGTGAGGACTTTGCAATTGATGAAGAAGAGAATACTATTTCAATTCTAAATCGTTATATTGATGAGTCTGAAGTTCAGTTTGATAAAAATATCATCAAAGGAATCCTACAAAATCTTTATAAAGAGGCTTGCGAAGTTGAGTAATGTTTCTTCTTACACTTAAAGATCAGAAGGGGGACGGTGCATTTGCCGTCCAAGATAAGTATGGTGAAAAGGTCTTATTTCTCTTTGAGGAAGAGGATGATGCGACTCGTTATGCCTTGATGTTAGAAGACCAAGAAGAAAAAGAAATGGATGTAGTAGAAGTAGATGATGAGTTTGCCATAAAGACTTGTAGGATGTATAATTATAAGTATGCCGTGATTAAACCTGAAGACATCGTAATTCCTATTAAGAATGATAACCTTTAAAAAAATCCGTTGGAGAAACTTTCTTTCAACCGGGAACCAGTTCACGGAAATGGACTTCCAAAAGAACCAAACCAACCTGATTGTTGGGACAAATGGTGCCGGTAAATCCACTGTGTTGGATGCCTTGACCTTTGTATTGTTCAATCGTCCGTTTCGTAAGATTAATAAACCTCAACTTCCTAACAGCACCAACGAAAAGGATTGTCTGGTAGAGATTGAGTTTTCTGTGAATAGTCGTGAGTATTTGGTTCGTCGTGGAATTAAACCAAATGTTTTTGATATTGAAGTAAATGGAAAGCAACTTCATAAGGAAGCAGATGATCGTGCGAATCAAAAAATCCTAGAAGAGAATATTCTAAAGGTCAATTATAAGTCTTTTACACAGATTGTAATTCTGGGTTCTAGTAATTTTGTCCCCTTTATGCAACTTACTACGGCAAATCGTCGTGAGGTCATTGAAGACTTGCTGGATATTCGTATCTTCTCTTCAATGAATAATCTGATTAAGGAAAAGATTCGTCAGCAAAAGGAGCAGATTAAATCTCTGGACTTTAAGAAAGAATCTCTCAAAGATAAGGTTCTGATGCAGAAAAACTTTATTGAGCAGTTGGAAAGTCGTGGAAAGGATAATATTAATTCTAATAAGAAAAAGATTACTAATTTGATTGGTGAAGTTGATGCTTATATGCTTCAAAATTCAACCACCGAAGAAAGTATCTTTGGATATACTAAGGAGCAAGAGGAAGTTATTGGTGCGACTGATAAACTGAGAAAGTTGGGAAACCTGAAAGGTAAAATCTCCCAGAAAGTATCTACAATTACCAAAGAGCACAAGTTCTTTACAGAAAATACTGTTTGCCCCACCTGCACTCAAACAATCGAAGAAGAGTTTCGGTTAAATAGAATTACTGACGCTCAAAATAGTGCTAAGGAACTTCAGAAAGGTTATAAGGACCTTGAAGAAACCATAAAACTGGAAGAGGAGAGAGAGCGTCAATTTATTGCTCTATCTAAGGAGATTACGAAACTCAACAATGACATTTCTCAAAACAATACTAGGATTTCATCTAACCAACGACAGGTTAGGGATTTGGAAAGTGAAATTCAAACACTTACCGAACAACTTGAAAACAAGAATACTGAGCACGAAAAGTTAGAAGAGTTTCAGACCAATCTTCAAAAAATCTTTGAGGATTTGGGAACTAAAAAGGAAGAGATAGTTCATTATGATTTTGCGTATTCTCTTCTTAAAGATGACGGTGTAAAAACCAAAATTATTAAAAAGTATCTTCCCTTCATCAATCAACAGGTAAATCGTTACTTACAGATGATGGATTTTTATATTAATTTCCATCTTGATGAAGAGTTTAATGAGAGCATCAAGTCTCCAATTCACGATAACTTCTCTTATAGTTCTTTTAGTGAAGGTGAGAAAATGAGAGTTGATTTGAGTTTGCTATTTACTTGGAGAGAAGTTGCAAGACTTAAGAACTCTGTGAATACGAACCTTTTAATAATGGACGAAGTTTTCGACTCATCCCTTGATGGATTTGGAACCGATGAGTTTCTTAAGATTATTCGTTATGTGATAAAGGATGCTAATATATTCGTGATTTCTCATAAGACTGGACTTGAGGACAAATTCCAAAGTGTCACAAGGTTTGATAAGAAGGGAGGATTCTCGTATAAAGTAGAAACATAAGCAAAAGGAAAATGAAACTTCCAAACTGGCAACACCACTCCAAGAAGGAGCAAAAACGGACACTCAAACCGCAGGCACTCCGACAAGCAAAGGCACGACTTAAGGCATTCAAGAAAAAGCACTCTGAAAAGGGTGCTTCTTTTTTATAAATAATTGAAAAGTAGTTTTAAGATGAACTCACAAGAACTTCGTGCCCTTCAAGAAGCTTATAGTCAGGTTTATGCTCCCCAAGAACTAGATGAAGCAGAAGGTTCTTATGGACAAACTCCAAAAGCACAACAAAAAATGGGTGACCTTGCTAATAAAAGAAGGAACACTCCTGCAAGTGAATATAGTGAAAGAGGTGAAAAAAAGAAAAAAGTAGATTCTGCTTCAAGACATTTCAACAGAATGGGTAATCCTGATGCAGGGAATAGGGGTAAAAAATCAAGTAGACCTTATTATCCTGCAGGAAGAAAGGGGATGACTCAAAAAGATAGAGATTGGTCAAGAGGTGCTGATGAATATGGGCACAGTGGATATGATGGTGAAGGTGGTGGTGGGTCATTACCAAAAGGCAAGAAACTGGAAAGGCAGAAAAAAACTGGTGTGTCAGAAAGTTTTGACATCTACGACATCATTCTCTCACACCTCCTTGATGAAGGTTATGCTGATACTCAAGAAGCAGCAACTGCTATTATGGTGAATATGAGTGAAGAGTGGAGAGAAGATATTGTGGAAAAAACTGCAATGGCTAAAAAAGGACATGATGAGACTGCAATTCGTAATAAGATTGCAAAATCAACAGGTGGTGGAGAGGCTGCTGATAGGGCAGGAGAATTGGCAGACAGAAAAACTTTTGGTCATGGTAATTCACAAGCAAGAAATAATCTTGCAAGAGCACAAAAAGGTGATTTCCGCAAGACAACTTCCTCAAGTCCCGGTCTTCACGGATACGGGTACAAGTCGGATGACTCTGATGTAAAAGCAAAGCAGGCAGCAAGGGGGGCACAAAGAGGTGCTCTGACACCTAAAGAGAAAAAGCAATTCGGTAGATAATTTAACCACTTTTTAAACTGGCACACCAGGGGGGTCGCAAGACCTCCTTTTTTTATAAATAACTAAAAAAGTAGTTTTAAGATGAACTCACAAGAACTTCGTGCCCTTCAAGAAGCTTATAGTCAGGTTTATGCTCCCCAAGAACTTGATGAGGGTTATAAATCTTTTCCTTACGACAAAGTTAAAGCAAAAGTAAAAAAATTAAAAACAGATCGTGAAAGTTTGGGGAAAAAACCACTTACTGGAAAAAGTGATAGTGAAATTGGTGATACACTCAATAAAATGGAAAAATCACGCAATAGAGAAACTAGACTAGGTTTGCAATCTAATACAGCACACTCATTTGTTCCTAAACAAAAAGAAAAATCAAATAGAAATAGACCAGAAAGTGAAAAGAGAAGTAAAACTGTTGAACCTCAAAAATCATTTGGTAATCGTCTAACCAGAAGTGATAAGCAAGGTATTCGTGATAGTTATGAGTATGACCTCTACGACATTATTCTCTCACATCTTCTTGATGAAGGATATGCTGATACTTTTGAAGCAGCAGAAGCAATTATGGTCAATATGAGTGAAGATTGGAGAGAAAGTATTGTTGAGGTAGCTGCAGACCAATCTGATAAGCAAATTGATAAAGGTGTAAAAACCACTTATAAGGCACAGAATGTTCTTGATAATCAACATCAGGGCAGAAGTCGTGGTTTAAATCGTCTTCCTGCTGATGAGAGGGCGGATAAAACAAAAAAGATGAGAGGTCGTCTAAAATCACGTAGAGATGATTTATTTGGAGAACGCAACAAGCGTGAAGATGAATCAAGAGCAGAATTAAAGAAAAAATATGGTCTCTGAAGACCACTTTCTAAACTGGCACATCGGGGGGTCTTAAGACCTCCTTTTTTTGTATAATAGGGTCAACTGAAAACCACTAATGCCCGTCAATCACGAAGTCAAAGGAATGCTTGCTCGTCTTTTGGCAACAGAAGATTTGGTTGTAGAACATAAGAAAGTTGAGACTGCCTGCTTTAATGTCCATACCAGAGTTCTTACTCTCCCGATGTGGGAAAAGGCTAGCAATAATGTCTATGATTTGCTTGTAGCCCACGAGTGCGGGCATTCAATTTTTACCGATGATATTGACTGGTCTAAAACACGCAAAATCCCTCCCCAGTTTGTGAACGTGACTGAGGATGCACGAATTGAGAAGTTGATGAAACGTAAATATGCTGGACTTGCTAAGACTTTTTATAGTGGATATAAAGAACTGAGTGATGATGATTTCTTCCAGTTGGGTGATGAAGATATTTCCACTTATAATCTTGCCGACCGTGCCAATCTTTATTTTAAGGTTGGTAATTTTATCTCTCTTGATTTTAATGTGGAAGAACAGGATATTATTAATCAAATTGCTGCTGCCGAAACTTTTGTTGAGGCACTTGATGCTGCTGAGGTTCTTTATAAGTACTGCAAGCAAAAGCAGCAGGAAGAAACCAAAGTTAATTTAGATTCTCACGAAAGTCAGCAGTCTGGTTCTGGTAGTAATTCTGCTTCTGACTTTATTGACCAGCAAGAAAGTGAGAATGAGACAGATACTGAACCTGATGATGATTCTGACCAAAGTGGTGGTGAATCTGAAACTACACAAGGTGAGATGGGTGGTGAAGATTATGAACCTGAAGTTAAGACCGTTGATAATTTGGAAGATGCACTCAAAGACCTTGTAAATCAAGATGGTTGGGAGAATACTTATGTGGAAATTCCTAAACTGAATGTAAAGCAAATCATCATAAGTAATACTGAGATTCATAATCAGTGCAAGCAATCTTGGGCATCATATTCTGATACTCGTGATGAAACCTTTGGTGAAACAGATAAAGACTTCCGTGAGTTCAAGCGTTCGGCACAGAAAGAAGTCAACTATCTGGTAAAAGAGTTTGAGTGTCGTAAGGCAGCAGATAGTTATGCTCGTGCTACAACTGCTCGCACGGGTGTTCTTGACTGCTCTAAACTGCACACCTACAAATACAACGAAGACTTGTTCCGTAAGGTTACAACACTTGCAAACGGCAAGAATCATGGTCTGGTGTTTGTTTTGGACTGGTCTGGTTCTATGAGTCGTGTGATGTTGGATACTGTGAAACAACTCTTTAATCTCATCTGGTTCTGTAAGAAAGTTAATATTCCTTTTGAGGTTTATGCCTTTACGAATAGTTATCCAATCATTAAGTATGATGAGAATAACAAACCAATTTTTCCCGAACCTTCACATCAAAAGAAGGAAGGTCTTCTTCGGGTTGATGAATATTTTTCTCTGCTGAATATGCTTACTAGTAAGACAAATGGTAAGACACTAGAAGACCAGATGTTGAATATTTATCGTATTGCCTGTAATTTTAGTGACCAGCATTATACTAAGTATGCTGTTCCTGTTGGTTTGGATTTATCTGGAACTCCTCTAAATGAGGCTTTGATTGCACTTCACGAAATTCTACCTACTTTCCAGAAAGAAAATAAATTGCAGAAAGTCCAGTGTGTAATTTTGACTGATGGTGAAGCAGCACCCCTGAAGTATTATAAAGAGTTCAATCGTCGTTATGAGGATGGACCTTATCTTGGTCTCAATTCTGTTGGAACGAATGGTTTCCTGCGTGATCGTAAGACTGGAAATACTTATTCTCTGAATGTGGAATGGTATGGTTTTACTGATGTTCTACTTCGCAATCTCCGTGATAAGTTCCCTACCGTTAATTTTATTGGTATGAGGATTTTGGAACCCCGTGATGCTAATAGTTTCATTCGTCGTTATACTGGGTGGGTTTCTAAAGATTATGATAAAATTATGAATACCTGGAAGAAAGAAAAAACCTTTTCTATCAAGAACTCTGGATATCATACCTACTTCGGTCTTTCTGCAACTGCTCTTTCAAATGATGCAGAGTTTGAGGTTGCCGAAGATGCTACTAAAACTCAAATCAAATCTGCTTTTGTGAAGAGTTTAAAGAGTAAAAAAATGAACAAGAAAGTTCTCGGGGAGTTTGTGGAATTGGTTGCTTGAATAAATAATCAAAAAGTAGTTGTAAGATGAAAACTTTTCAAGAGTTTATGATGATTGTTGAAGGTATGTCGATGAAAGATTTCAAGGCAAATCGTAGAAACATTAAACGTAGAGAAGCTTCTGCTGATGCTGAAAAAAGAGGTCACGTAAGTAAGAACATCGTTACTCATGGAAGAAAATATAGTCCTGATGAGGCAAAGTCGGGCAGAGCAAATATGAGTGATAATGAGAGAGCAACAAGAAAGAGTGTTGCTATGAATCCAGACCAAGTTGGTGATACTAGAGAAACCGCAGATAAAACCAAAAATACAAACAAACTCCGTAAGCAAAAGGCTATGGGAGAACTCGGTTGAGACCAATTTCCAAACTGTCCATCGGGGGGTCTTGTACCCCCTTTTTGCTGCTATAATTACTTCAGTTAAACAAAACCACCTAACTACATCATGCCCCGCAAGATTTCTGTGACTGACGACCAATTGATTGCTGATCTCAAATCTCTGTTCGGTCCCGAACTGAGTGCTGGTGATATTCGTGGATATTGTGCATCTAAAGATATTGCTTATCCCACAATTACCCGTCGTTTGGATCAATTCAAGACTTCTCGTGGTCGTTGGAATTTGGAAGTGACTCAAGAGAAAGTGGAACAAATCGAACGCACCTATCAAGCACCTGCTGCTCTTCCTGCTGTGGAACAAAACCTTATTCCCGATAAAGATGATACCTTCGTCAAGTTTGGTAATTTTAATGACATTAAAAAAATTATTCAGTCCCGTATTTTCTATCCTGCGTTCATTACGGGTCTTTCGGGTAATGGTAAAACGTTCTGTGTTGAACAAGTTTGTGCTCAACTGAAACGTGAGTTGATTCGTGTAAATATTACTATTGAAACCGATGAAGATGATCTTATTGGGGGTTTCCGCCTTGTTAATGGTGAAACGGTGTGGCATAACGGACCAGTCATCGAAGCACTGGAACGTGGTGCAGTCTTACTTCTCGATGAGGTGGATCTTGCATCTAATAAAATCCTTTGCCTCCAATCCATCCTAGAAGGTAAGGGAGTATTCCTGAAAAAGATTGGTTGTTTTGTCAAACCTGCTGCTGGATTTAATGTGGTTGCGACTGCAAATACCAAAGGTAAGGGTTCGGACGATGGTAGGTTTATCGGTACTAATGTCCTCAACGAAGCCTTCCTGGAACGATTCCCTGTAACCTTTGAGCAGTCCTATCCTGCTCCTGCTACCGAGCAGAAGATCCTGGAAGGTGTTGCTTTAGACTTGGGTGTGGAAGACCGTGACTTCTGCAAACGTCTTGTAGATTGGGCAGATACGATCCGTAAGACGTTCTATGATGGTGGTATTGAAGAAATCATCAGCACCCGTCGTCTAGTTCACATCATCCGTGCTTATAGTATCTTCCAAGATAAGGGAAAGGCAATTCAAGTTTGCGTCAATCGTTTTGATGATGAAACCAAAACTGCTTTCTTGGAACTCTATGATAAGTTTGATGCAGATTTCCAAATGCCTCTTGACACCGACCAAGTAAACTGATATAATTGGGGAAGGTAAAAAATGTGCTTTCCCACTCTTTCTTATTATGTTTGTCCCCGAAGACGAAAAAAATTCAAACACATTCACTATGTCTCTTAATAGTGAAGATAAAATTGTAATTGAAAAAACTTCCCTTACTATGAACGAACCAAAAAACAATCTTTGGAAATACAACGAAGATAAAATCCTTAAAGAAGTTGAGGATTATGTGACCAGCACTTATCACGGACATTACTGTGGTGATCAAGATGGTTATGCTGATATTCAAACTATTGATTTGATGGCAGCAAAAAAACTTGCCGCAGGTTTCTGTCAAGCAAACATCCTAAAATATGGTTCCCGTTATGGTGATAAGGATGGTCGCAACAAACGTGACTTGCTGAAAGTGATTCACTATGCTATGCTACTGCTTCACTTTGATGGTCATTATTCTCGCAAAGATAATGGACTTACCGAATTCTCCCGTTGATAATAAAACTTAAATCTCAAATTATGAAACTCTCTGATAACACTCTGACTATTCTCAAAAACTTTGCCGGAATTAACAACTCTATTCTGGTCAAGCAAGGCAACAAACTCCGCACTATTTCTGTGGCAAAAAATATTCTTGCCGAAGCAGATATTACCGAAGAGTTTCCCCGTAACTTTGCAATTTATGACCTGAATCAGTTTCTGAATGGTCTCGGACTTCACCAAGATCCGGAACTGGATTTTACAAATGATTCTTACATCACAATTCGTGAAGGTAAGCGTCGTGTCAAGTATTTCTATGCTGATCCTAATGTAATTATTTCTCCTCCTGAGAAAGAAATCAAACTTCCTTCTGAGGATGTTTGCTTCCAACTGGAACATGCATCACTGGAAAAACTTCTCAAAGCAGCAGCAGTATATCAACTTCCCGACCTTTCAGCAGTCGGTGAAGCAGGTGTTGTCAAACTGGTTGTTCGTGATAAGAAGAATGACACTTCCAACGAATACTCCATCGTGGTTGGTGAGACTGATAAAGAGTTTACCTTCAACTTCAAGGTGGAGAACATTAAGATTATTCCTGGTGCCTATGATGTGGTTGTGTCGGAAAAACTTCTGTCACAATTTAGCAACACCAAGTACAATCTGCAGTATTATGTTGCTTTGGAACCGGACTCTACTTTCGGATGATGCAATTTCTTCTCTATTTGACTCCTGCTGGACAAGAAATTATTAGTACTATTATGCGGAGGAATTACAATGTTGTTGAAAATGCACCAATCTGTCGCAATAAAGAACTTTTTGGTGTTGTGCAAACTCCCAACTTTGTAATTTGTCTGAATAACATTAAGAATACTATTAGTCCAGTTGATTATTATGTAAATGAGACAGTTTATCACGAAGCAGTTCATGTAGCACAAGCATGTAAGAAAAAACCACTAGGAGTAGAGGTTTCTCTTGATGCTTATAAGATGAATGATGTAGTTCGTTCTACAAAAGTTGCCGGTTCTTATCCTGTATATGAATCGGAAGCATACTTCTTAGAAGACAAACCAGAAAAAGTTCTTTATTATTTGAAAAAGTTCTGCTTTTAATTATGAATATTTTCGTCACAAACGAATTTCCTGCTGAATCTGCAATTTGTCTTCCTGACAAACATATCGTTAAGATGCCCTTAGAATGCTGCCAAATGCTTTCCATTGTTGCATCCAAGTGGTATCATAACTACGGCACTCTTCCCAAGTCTGATGGAACTCCTTACAGCACTGAGAAGGGTGCTTTTCGTAATCATCCCTGCACTAAGTGGGCAGCAGAATCAATTCACAATGCCTACTGGTTGATTAAGCACGGGATGAATCTATGTGATGAGTATGCAGTTCGTTATGGTAAGATCCATTCGTGCTATAATACTCTCCTGTCTGCCTACTATCTTTTTCCAAAAGGAAAGATTACTGATGTGACAGATTTCGTTCGTGCCATGCCCGACGAATACAAACTTGATGAAAGCATTGATACATTCACTGCATATAAAATGTATATTGCTTCCAAACCATGGGTTACGGATAACTATCTCCGTATGCCTTCTCGCAAACCTGATTGGATTTGATTATGAATAATGATTTTTTGTGGGTAGCAAAGTATGCCCCAAAGACTATTGAAGATTGTATTCTCCCTGAGAATATTAAAAAGACGTTTAGTGACTTTCTAAATAAGGGTGAAATTCCAAATATGCTACTTGCCGGTCCTCCAGGAGTTGGTAAGACCACAGTAGCAAAGGCACTATGTAATGAGTTAGGAGTAGATTTTTATGTCATCAATGGATCCGACGAGGGTAGATTCCTCGATACTGTCAGAAACAATGCGAAGAACTTTGCTTCGACCGTCTCACTTTCGTCAGATGCTAAGCACAAAGTCGTCATCATTGATGAAGCAGATAACACAGGGAACGACGTACAACTCCTCCTTAGGGCTTTTATTGAGGAATTTGCTGGTAATTGTCGATTCATCTTCACCTGCAACTACAAGAACAAAATCATCGAACCCCTTCACTCCCGATGTGCAGTTGTCGAATTCGGTATCAAGGGAAAGGAAAAATCCCAACTTGCAGGATCCTTCTTCAAGCGTTTGCAAGACATCCTGGATAAAGAAGGTGTCCGATACGATCCGAAAGTTCTTGCCGAACTGATATCGAAGCATTTTCCTGATTGGAGGCGAGTTCTCAACGAATGTCAGAGGTATTCTGTTGGTGGTGAGATTGATAGTGGTATTCTTGCATCTTTCTCTGATGTTGCCGTAAATGATCTGATTACTCACCTCAAAGATAAGAACTTTCCCGAAGTCCGAAAGTGGGTGGTTGCCAACCTGGATAACGATTCTTCTGTGATTCTTCGCAGGGTTTATGATGCCTGTTATACCTGTCTTTCACCTCAGACTATTCCTGCTGCCGTTCTTATTATTGCTAAGTATCAATACCAAATTGGATTTGTTGCTGACCAAGAAATTAATCTCCTAGCAGCACTTACAGAAATTATGTGTGAATGTGAGTTCCAATGAGACCTGAAACAAGAAAAGCAATGGAGATGCTTTTTACTGCTAAGTGGAATCTCCCAAAGGCAGCAGAGTATTGTAATCTTACTCATAAGGAGTGTAAGATTGTATTTAATGAGTATTGTAATTTTCACCCTAAGACTTATGAAGACGGCACAGAAATCAATTAAAACTTTTCCACTAAAAACTTGTCTTCGATATCCTGGAGGAAAATCTAAGGCAACTAAAACTCTTTCACCCTGGTTCCCCGAAAACTTTAAAGAATATCGTGAACCATTTATTGGTGGAGGATCCGTGGCATTTTATGCAACTCAGGCATATCCAGATGCCTCAGTTTGGATTAATGATCTTTATGTGCCACTTTATAATTTCTGGGTGCAACTTCGTGACAATGGAGAAGAACTCTCTGATCGTCTAAAAGATATCAAAACAAAGGCATCTGACTTTGCAACTCAAGATGAGAAGGATGCCGCACATAAACAACTCTTTATTGATACAAAAGAACTGATCAATCAGCAAGATGGTATTGATCGTGCCGTAAGTTTCTTTATTCTGAATAAATGTAGTTTTTCTGGTCTTACAGAGAACAGCACCTTTTCAGTAACTGCATCTGGTTCTAACTTCTCATTTGTTGGCATTGAGAAACTCAAAGAGTATTCTAAGTTGATGAAGAACTGGAAGATTACAAATATTGATTACTCAGAAGTAATGAATGCTCCTGGGGAAGATGTGTTTGTTTTTCTTGATCCCCCATATGATATTAAAGATTTTCTTTATGGAAAGAACCGAGAAATGCACAAGTCATTTGATCACGAAAGGTTTGCCGAGGATGTTTATAAGTGCCCCCACGAATTTATGATTACTTACAATCTTAATGATAGATTGTGTGAGTTATATAAGGATTACTACCTTCGTGAATGGAAACTCAGGTATTCTATGGCACACAGGGGTGAGAAGGGAACTGATGAAAATGTTAAGACAGAACTATTAGTTACAAATTATCCAACAGAAAAATCTAATCTATTGGAGGCACTGCTTTATGACTGAATTAAAGGACTGGTTAAATTCGATCAACCAAACAAAGAAGAATCTGATTGATGAAGACCCTTCACTTGAGAAGGATTATGCCCCATACATTATCAATCGTTGTTTCTCTGGACACATTGATTGTTTGATGTATGCAAATGAAATGAACAAGTATCATTTCCTCCCAAAGAAGATGCAGTATGATTTTTTTATAAATACTCTGAGAGTTAAAAAGAGATTTTCTCCTTGGCTCCGTAAAGATACGATCAAAGATCTTGATTATGTGAAACGTTACTATGGTTATAGTAATGAGAAAGCAAAACAGGCTTTGAGGATTCTTACCCAAGAACAACTAACATTTATTAAATCGAAATTTGAAACTGGAGGAACAAAATGAGTGTCGTTCAAGAACCTGTTGTAAATTGGACACCTGACCAAATGGTTGAGGTAATCCTAAATGAACCTGATGATTTTCTCAAGGTTCGTGAAACTTTGACACGCATCGGAGTTGCTTCACGCAAGGAAAAGAAAATCTATCAATCTTGCCATATTCTTCATAAGCAAGGTAGATACTATCTTGTGCATTTTAAAGAATTGTTTGCACTTGATGGCAAACACGCCAATCTTACGGTAAATGATGTTCAACGTCGTAATCGTATTGCCCAATTGATTGCAGATTGGGGTCTGGTAGAAGTTGTCGATGTTTCAAAGATTTCTGATATTGCACCACTGAATCAAATCAAAGTTCTTGCTTATAAGGACAAAGGAGACTGGATTTTGGAAACCAAGTATAATATTGGTGCCAAAAAGAAAAGGGTAGAAGAGGAAACCGAATAAGAAAGTGGGGAGAACAACACTCCCCTTTTTTATGATCATTGATATATACTAATGATGTTGCCTTCGGGGACATTATTAACTTACAGACGCTCAAGGAGGTCTATTATGTTTGGAACAGGAGCAAGTTCGATTACACTCTCAGTACCAGAAACTGCAAAGTATCTGATGGAGATTCAAAGAAATAGTATTGGATTGGATGAATGGTTTAAAAGGTTTGATACTGCGTATGAATCGCATACCAACTATCCACCATACAATCTAATCAAAGAAAGTAATGTCGATTTCAGATTGGAAATCGCACTTGCCGGATACAAAAGAGAAGATATTGAAGTCACTACAGAATGGAATAAACTTTTTGTAGAAGCAAAGAAAGTTAGTGATACTGATGATGAATATCTACATCAAGGATTGGCAAAGAGGGCATTCACCCGTACCTGGACTCTTTCTGATGATGTAGAAGTTTGTGATACTGAATTTGTTGATGGACTTCTCACTATTAAAATTAAAAGAGTGATTCCAGAGCATCAGAAAAAGAAGGTTTATGAACTTAAATAAATAGAATTGAATATTGTTGCCGCAGGGAGGTAACTGGCAAAATCCAGTTGCACCTCCCTTTTTTTTGTGCTATAATGACTTGAGAGGAAACCTAAAAATGTCTGTAAAGATTGCTCTATTAAAATCCGGAGAATCAGTAATTGCTGATATTAAGGAGTTGATTTCTGACGAAAAGGTATGTGGATATCTTTTTACAAATCCCCATAAGATTGAAGTCAGTAACTCAGTCTTCTTAACAGAACAACCTACAGAATCTGATTCTGTGAGTATTACGTTCTCTTCCTGGATTCTCTTCACAAGTGATGATGAGATTCCAGTTCGACCAGACTGGATTGTAACTATTGTTGAACCAGTCAAAACTATTAAAGAAATGTATGAGGAAAAGGTAAATGGAACGGAACGTGAAGTGTCTTCTATTGAAGGTTGACACAGTATTGATTACTGAAATTGTTGAGGTGGGTTCTGAACTTGGAGAACCTGATTGTAAACTGATTAATCCTTATCAGTTTTTTGGTGAAGATGACCTTCAACCTTGGAACGAAGAAGTTACGAATCAAACTGAATTTATGATTCATTCTGATAGTATTCTTACAATTGCAGAACCAACCCCTGAAATTATTGAAAAGTATCTTGAACTAACTGCCTAATGAGATTTTATACAAACGTTCAGATGGTCGGGGATTACTTCTTAATTCGTGGTTATGAAAATGGTCAAAGTTTCATGACCCGTGAGAAGTTTTCTCCGACTCTTTTTGTCCCTTCTAAAAAACAAACAAAATATAAGACACTGAACGGTGAATGTGTGGAACCAATTCAACCTGGTTCTGTACGTGATTGTCGTGAGTTTATCAAGACGTATGATGGTGTACAGAGTTTTAAGATTTATGGAAACGACCGATACATCTATCAATATATCTCTGATAATTATCCAGAAGAGCAAATCAAGTTTGATATTTCTAAAATCAAACTAGTAACAATTGACATTGAGGTTGCATCCGAAAATGGATTCCCTGATGTAGCAAGTGCTGCAGAGGAAATGCTTCTGGTTACAATTCAGGATTATAATACAAAAAAAATCACAACTTGGGGTGTAGGTCCATTTCAGAATAATCAAAAGAATGTTGAGTATCGTCAGTTCTCTACTGAATATGATATGCTCAATGACTTCATTCATTGGTGGATGAATAATACACCAGAGATTGTAACTGGATGGAACAACCAGTTGTACGATATGCCATACATTGCTCGTCGTATGGATAGGATTCTGGGTGAGAAGTTGATGAAACGTTTGTCTCCTTGGGGACTTGTAACAGAATCTGAAATATTCATTGCCGGTCGTAAACAGATTGTTTATGATATTGGTGGAGTGACTCAACTGGATTATCTGGAGTTGTATAAGAAGTTTACTTATACTAATCAAGAATCATATCGTCTTGACCACATTGCTAGTGTAGAACTTAATCAGAATAAATTGGACCACAGTGAGTTTGATACGTTCAAAGATTTCTATACCAATGGTTGGCAGAAGTTTGTAGAATACAACATCATTGACGTAGAACTTGTTGACCGATTGGAAGACAAGATGAAGTTGATTGAACTCGCACTTACGATGGCATATGATGCCAAGGTAAACTATGCCGATGTATTCTTTCAAGTTCGTATGTGGGACACAATTATCTACAACTATCTTAAGAGTCGTAATATAGTAATTCCTCCAAAGGAAAGGACTGATAAGGATGCCAAGTATGCTGGTGCTTATGTAAAGGAACCAATTCCTGGTAAGTATGATTGGGTGGTGAACTTTGACCTTAATTCATTGTATCCTCACTTGATTATGCAATACAACATCTCCCCAGAAACTCTTTTGGATGAAAAGCATCCATCGGTTACGGTTGATAAAATCCTAAACCAAGATATTACTTTTGAGAAGTATAGTGATTATGCGGTCTGTGCCAATGGTGCAATGTATCGCAAAGATGTTCGTGGATTTCTCCCAGAACTAATGGAGAAGATGTATAACGAACGTGTCATTTTCAAAAAGAAAATGATTGAGGCAAAGAAGCAGTATGAGAAAACTCCAACTAATGCTCTCGTTAAGGAAATTGCCAGATGTAATAACGTTCAGATGGCAAAAAAGATTTCTCTTAATAGTGCTTATGGTGCTATCGGCAATCAGTACTTCCGTTATTTTAAACTAGCAAATGCCGAGGCAATCACACTTTCTGGACAAGTTTCAATTCGTTGGATTGAAGAAAAAATTAACAAGTACCTAAACAAAATTCTTAAAACAAATGATGTTGACTATGTTATTGCTTCAGATACTGATTCTATCTACCTTAATATGGGTCCTTTGGTGGAGACTGTATACAATGGAAGAGAAAAAACTACTGAAAGCGTTGTGTCGTTCCTTGATAAGGTCGCTCAGGTGGAACTTGAAAAATATATTGAAGGTTGCTACCAAGAATTGGCGGACTATGTGAACGCATACGACCAGAAGATGCAGATGAAACGGGAGAATATTGCCGACCGTGGAATCTGGACTGCTAAGAAACGTTATATCTTGAATGTTTGGGATAGTGAAGGTGTTCGTTATGAGCAACCTAAACTCAAGATGATGGGTATTGAGGCAGTCAAATCTTCTACTCCTGCTCCTTGTCGTCAAATGATTAAAGATGGTCTGAAGATTATGATGAGTGGTACAGAAGAGCAAGTTATTGAGTATATTGATAACTGCAGAACCGAGTTTAAGAAACTTCCTCCAGAACAGATTGCTTTCCCAAGGACAGCATCTGATGTTCGTAAGTATCGTTCTCATTCCGACATTTATGCTAAGGGCACTCCCATTCATGTTCGGGGAGCACTTCTCTTCAATCATTATATTGGGGAGAAGAACCTGACAAATAAATATTCACTTATTGGTAATGGTGAAAAGATTAAGTTCATCTATCTTAAAAAACCTAATATTATTCAGGAGAATATTATCTCCTTTATCCAAGACTTTCCTACAGAACTCGGTCTTGACAAATACATCGATTATGAACTACAATTTGAAAAGAGTTTTGTAGAACCACTCAAAGCAATCCTTGATGCAATTGGGTGGAATGTAGAAAAGACTGTAAACCTTGATTTATTTTTTACCTGATGGAATTGCCTGTTAATGAAAAAGAATTGAATACTATTATTAGTGCATTGAAATTGGGTGGAGATGTTGCACTATATCAAAAACTTTGGACTTATAAAATGAATTATCTTGACAAACAAAATTCAGTGGAGAATAAGTAATTATGGATTTTCTTAAAGATATTGTAAAAGAAATTGGTGGGGAATACACACAACTTGCATCAGATATTGATGAAACTGAAACTTTTGTGGACACGGGTTCGTACATATTTAATGCTCTTGTATCTGGGAGTATCTTTGGTGGTGTATCTGGTAACAAAATCACTGCAATTGCAGGTGAAAGTAGTACTGGAAAAACTTTCTTTAGTTTGGCAGTGGTCAAAAATTTTCTTGATAATAATCCTACTGGATACTGCTTGTATTTTGATACTGAAGCTGCAATCACCAGATCCTTATTGGAAAGCAGAGGCATCGACACAACTAGAGTCGTGGTGGTCAATGTTGTTACAGTTGAAGAGTTTCGTGGTAAGGCACTGAAAGCAGTTGACCTTTACTTGAAGAAACCAGAAGGAGAACGCAATGCTTGCATGTTTGTGCTAGACTCTCTGGGTATGCTTTCAACCAGTAAGGAGATTAATGATGCTTTGAATGATAAGGAGGTTAGGGATATGACCAAATCCCAACTGATTAAAGGTGCATTTAGGATGCTTACCTTGAAATTGGGACAAGCAAAGATTCCTATGATTGTAACTAATCACACTTATGATGTTATTGGTTCTTATGTTCCAATGAAGGAAATGGGTGGTGGCAGTGGACTCAAGTATGCCGCATCTTCTATTATCTATCTTTCTAAAAAGAAAGAAAAGGATGGAACTGATGTGATTGGTAATATTATTAAATGCAAAACTCAAAAATCACGTTTGAGTAAGGAGAACCAAGATGTTGAAGTTCGTCTTTATTATGATGAACGTGGTCTTGATAAGTATTATGGTTTGCTTGAATTGGGTGAACTTGGTGGTATGTGGAAGAACGTTGCAGGACGTTATGAGATTGATGGTAAAAAAATCTATGCAAAACAAATCCTAGCAAATCCTGAAGAATACTTCACCGAAGAAGTAATGCAAAAACTTGATGTAATTGCCAAGGGTCAGTTTAGTTATGGTGCATGAAAAACATCAGAATTATACAAACTGGTGTCGATGTATCCAAGATACTACAACAACTTAAACAATATCCAGAGGATTGGGGTTCCCAAAAGAATCTTCGAGATGCTGAACAATTGGATCCCACAGAATACACTGTAACTGTTGATGTTTTACAACTTATAGTCGGTGGAGTTGAAACAGAGGATCAGTATGTTGGCAATAGTGAAATCTGTATTCAAACCCCGGCATATGAGAAACATACAGAGATTCTTAATTACTTGGGGAAGTATTTTAAGAAACTTCGTCGTTGTGCTTTTTTATCCCTTCCTGTTGGCCAAATAGTCGGAACTCATATTGATGAAGGAACTTATTATCTTACAAAAGATAGATATCACCTTTCCATTCAGGGAAAATATGAGTATAATGTGGGAGATGAAAGAATAATTGTTGAACCAGGAACACTCTTTTGGTTTAATAATAAACTTCCACATAGTGCAGTGAATATTGGAGACAACGTTAGGATTACATTTGTATTTGACGTACCTCATCATAAGAAAAACTTATAGTTAAAACAATGGAACGACTTGAACATACGATTTTACGAAATCTTGTATATAATGAAGACTACTCTAGAAAAGTTATACCTTTCATACAACCCGAATATTTTGAGCAAAGATCTGAAAAAGTAATCTTTGAGGAAATTGTTCATTTTATTGTTAAGTATAATTCTGCAATTACTAAAGAAGCACTTGGTATTGAGATTGAGAATCGGGTTGATTTAACCGAGACTGATATTAAAGATATTCGTGAGGTGTGTGAAACACTTAACGATTCAGTAGTGGAGAAGCAATGGTTGCTAGATACTACTGAGAAGTGGTGTCGTGACAGAGCAATTTATCTTGCTCTGATGGAATCAATTCATATTGCAGATGGTAATGATGGAAATAAGAATAGGGACGCAATTCCTAGCATTCTTTCCGATGCCCTAGCAGTATCTTTTGATAATAACATCGGACACGACTATCTTCAAAATTATGAGGGACGTTATGAGTTTTATCACAGAAAAGAAGATAAGATCGAATTTGATCTGGAATATTTCAACAAAATCACAAAAGGTGGTATACCTAATAAGACTCTCAATATTGCTCTCGCTGGTACGGGAGTCGGTAAGTCCCTCTTCATGTGCCATGTTGCTAGTTCCGCGTTGTTACAAGGCAGGAACGTACTCTACATCACTCTTGAGATGGCGGAAGAGAGAATTGCAGAAAGAATTGATGCAAACCTTCTCAATGTCCCGATTCAGCAATTGGTTGACCTCCCACGTTCAACATTTGAAAACAAAGTAACAAGTCTATCTAAGAAAACTCAAGGATCTCTTATCATTAAAGAGTATCCTACTGCTTCGGCACACTCGGGACATTTCAAGGCACTCTTAAATGAACTTGCTCTTAAGAAATCATTCAGACCTGATATTATTTTTATTGACTACCTTAATATCTGTGCTTCCAGTAGGCATAAGGCAAATGGTTCTGCAAATTCTTATTCATATATCAAGTCAATTGCAGAAGAACTTCGTGGTTTGGCAGTCGAATTCAATGTTCCCATTGTTTCAGCTACCCAGACTACTCGTAGTGGTTATGGGAACTCTGATGTTGAACTTACTGATACTAGTGAGTCCTTTGGTCTCCCTGCTACTGCTGATCTTATGTTTGCCCTTATTTCTACTGAAGAGTTGGAGGGGTTAGGGCAGATTATGGTCAAACAGTTAAAGAATCGTTACAATGACCCAACAGTATTCAAACGTTTTGTGGTTGGTATTGACCGTGCAAAGATGAGACTTTATGATGTAGAGCAATCTGCACAAAAAGACATAGTTGACAGTGGACAAGAAGAAGAGTATAATTATGAAGAAAACAAATCTAAAAAATCATTCGAAGGATTTAAGTTTTAAATATGGCAACTATTGAACCTAATAAGTATATTGAATTTGTTCGTCAAACCACTAGTCCGGCAAGTAGTGAATATCCAAAACTTGTTGATCGTTTGAATGAACTGAAAGCACAAGGTGCTGATGTTTCTCGTCTGATGACTGCTGCATTTGGTATGAGTGCCGAAGCAGGTGAATTTACCGAAGTGGTCAAAAAGATTTTTCTTCAAGGCAAACCTTATAATGAAGAGAATATCTTTCACATGAAGCGTGAACTTGGAGACCTTTGTTGGTATCTTGCACAAGCATGTATGGCACTTGATATTAATTTTGAGCAAGTTCTTGAAATGAACTATGAGAAACTGAGTGCTCGTTATCCAGAAGGTGCTTTTGATGTTTATCGTTCTGAAAATAGAAAAGATGGAGATGTGTAAAAATTGCACATAAATAAATGACCCTTCGGGGTTCTCGGGGAATTAGCTCAGTTGGTAGAGCGCGGTCTTTGCAAGGCTGATGTCAGGAGTTCGAGTCTCCTATTCTCCATTCTAAATACTTAAAAAGTCTTATGACGGATTCAGAAATACTACTTGCACTTAATAGTATATTATCTTCATATCAAACAAAAGTTGTTAAGGCTGGTCCAAAAGTTGATAAAATAAGAATAGTATCCGCACAGAGAGGTGAGGATCAAAGTAATATATCAAAACAATTAAAATCTAAAAAGATAAGTTATAAGAATGAAATTGATAAGAGTGAATCATCATTTCCTGTAACTAAAATTATATTGCCCAAATCAAATTCAATGATAAAATTAATATATAAAAAATCTGGTGGAGGTGGATCAGGTGCTGGTGCAGCACTTACAAAGTTGACCGAATGTGCTCAAGCACTTTATGCATCATTAGTGTTTAATGTTCTAAAACGAGAAATGAATATTAATGATGTGACAAAAGATAATTTTGCAAAGGCAATGGCAACTGCAAGTATTGACACATCATTTCAAAGTATATTAAATGATTTACCCGATGACTGGATAAACTCTTCAATTGCTGGTGCCAATTCATTATTCAGGAAGTTTAGGGGTAAGGGAAATTTTACTTTTCATAGAGGGTCTACTCAAGTTAATCTTATCGAATCTACTTTTACTCGTATTAATAAAGAAGAAAAGGCATTTGGCAATCTGAATAAATGGAGTCCAGCAGATATTTACATTATCAACAATGGTGCCAATCTAAATCAAATTAGTAGTGAAGCAACTCTAAAGGGGTTAAACATAAAAATGTTTGAACTCATTAGAAATAATGATATTATTGGAGTTTCGTTGAAAAAAATAGTCGGTGGTGCTGCAATATCTCAGAAAAATTTTCCAACAGATACTAGGGCAATTAAAGCAAAATTTCGTGGAATGACTACCAATTTGGATGCTATGGATGGTTATATTCAGTGGGGATCTTCTCCATCAGAAAAAATCCAATTTAGAAGTTTTGGTGGAGAAAGTTCATTGACTGGATGGCAGGGTGAAATTAAAGGAACTTCGGCAAATCAAGGTAAAATTTCTCTTGGCCCAATTAATTTTATTTTAAAGAGGCACGGATTAAAACAACTTCCAACTTCAGCACAATCTGCATCTTTAGCATCAAAAAATAGTATAGACCATTGTAGAACTATTGCAGAAATGATGTCTCGTAATGGGGTGATACCACCTCAACAAATAGAAGAGACTGCAAAAACTATTCAGTTAAAATCAAATAAGTATAGATATTCAAAATATCTTGTTATGAAATTATTTGAAATATTTTCTTCTGCACCAGCAAATTTAAAAGATGAGGTAGTTCAAGATTTCTATTTGTATGCTAGTTCTCAGGCAGTATATTCGGCACCATATTATAAGATGGAATGATGAAAGACCTTCAACTATTCATTGATAATGTTATTGATATCTTTACTACAAAAAAATCAACTTCAAAAGAAATCTTTAAAGATTTTGTTTCTTATTTCTACTTTACAATAGATAATAAAATTAACTCAACCAAGCAGGAATCTATAAAGAATAAATATATAAAGATTAGACAAAGTGCTATAAGATACATTGTTGCTAATGAAAAGGCAATAACTTCTGAAATTTGTAGGAATCAAAGAAATAAGTAATGAAAAGTTTTTTCCAGTTTTTAATCGAAGCAGGAACCGCAACACAGCAGGCAGCCCGTCTGGGACTTGTTGGTGATGGTCATGGTGGATGGTATGATAAAACCAGTGGAGAGTTTGTAGCAAAGACTGAGAAAGGAACTCTTAAGTTTTATAACAAACGTCAAAAAGTTGGTCAACAAGACCCAGCACAAACTGAAAAGGAAAAAAACCTCTCTCAGGAAACTCAGGGAGCACCTGTTCAGCAAGAACCAGTTCAGCAGCAAGCACCTGCCCCAGAGCAGCAACCAGCAGCACAAGAACCACAGCAACCCGTTGCTACCCCACCACCAGTGCCCAAAACGAAGGGCACTCTCACAATTGCCTTTGGTCGTTTCAATCCCCCTACGATTGGGCACCAGCAACTTATGGATACTGCTGCCGCCGCATCGCAGGCAGATGGTGGTGACTATGTAATCTATCCATCTAGAAGTCAAGATAAGAAAAAGAATCCTCTTGACCCTGATACAAAGATTTCATATATGAGAAGAATGTTTCCAGGTCATAGTGAAAGAATTGCGAATGATGCTAGCAATAAAACCATCTTTGATGTACTAAAAAAAGCACACAATGATGGATATACTAATGTTAGAATTGTTGGTGGTTCTGATAGAGTAAAAGAATTTGATAAATTGGCAAATAACTATAATGGACAATTATATGCTTTTGATAATATCGAAGTAGTTTCTGCCGGAGAACGTGACCCCGATGCAAAAGGTGTCGAAGGAATGTCGGCATCAAGAATGAGACTTGCTGCTGCAGAAGGTGACTTCCGTAAGTTTAGGGAAGGTCTTCCAACAGACTTTAAACGCAAAGATGCTCAAGAATTATTTGATAATCTTCGCACTTCTATGAATATCAAAGAAGGATGGAATCTCTGGGAAATTGCACCTAAGTTTGACTGGACTAATCTCCGTGAGAACTATATTACCGATAAGATTTTCCAAATCGGTTCTTTGGTAGAAAATCTCAATACTGGATTGGTTGGTCGGATTATTCGCAGAGGAACTAACTATCTTATCTGTGTTACGGAAGATCATATTATGTTCAAGTCTTGGATTAAGGATGTAACCGAGGCATATACTGAAAAGAAAATGTCCAGTAAAATGAGAACCCCTGGAAAACCAAATACTTTGGTTGGAACTGATGGATATAGAAAGCACGTTGAGAATATGACCCCTGGATCTAGTTGGGGAATAGAATTCATAAATAAGTATAGGAAAAAGTAAGTTTAAAGAAATCTCCCAATGAATAATAACATTTTTGAGGAACTTCCCGCAAGAAAGTCTGCTCCTGCTGCTGCCCCTGCTGCTAAAGGTAAAGATGGTAAAGGTCCTAATGACCCTAAGGCAAATGCTGAAAAGCGTGTTCGTCAGGCAGTCTATGATATTCGTTATCGTGCTAGAAGAGAGGGTGTCGATATCAAGCAGGCATTCTCGCAATATATGCAAAATAGTTCATTAAACCCACAGGAAAGAACTGCGGTGAAGTCGAAGGTATTTCCAAAGGGTGGTGGTGCCGTAAAGGAAGATTTCCAAATTGAAGCACTAGCAACTAATACAATCACAAGTGCTTTCACCAAAGTATTTTTTGAGGGTGTTGAGAAAGAAGTAGCACCTATTGAACTTGATTACCTTGAAGAACTGAATGCACTTGAAGATAGAAAGTATAAGGTAAGAGTTTCGGATAAAAACTCTGGACGTTCATATGTTCGTTATGCTACTCGTGAAAAGATTTCTCAGTTAAGAGCAAATCCTAATATCTCTTCTGTTGAGATGACTGAGTATGGTGAGCCTTACGAAGGTGAGAAAAATAAGGGTGAGCAAACTGCTAAAACTAAGGCAGGTAAGGGTAAGGATTATGATGGTGATGGAAAAGTAGAAAGTGGTGCTAAGGAACACGCAGGTTCAGTTCATAATGCAATCCAACGTAAGAAGGGTGGAACTGCCGATGGTAAGGACACCTCAAGTGTAAAGGAAGAATTTCTTGGTGAAGTAAGTGATAAGAATGAAAACAATAAGAAAATTGATGTAATGAAGGGTAAGAATAAAGTTGTTGTAAATCCCCCCTCATCTATTTTTTCACACAATGAACTTGAAGGTGATGTAATTGCTGAAAAAGCACCTCCTGGAGCAAAGTTTGAGAGAATGGTCAAGCACATCAAAGCAGGATATGCTAAGGGTGGTGTGAGTGATAAGGAAAAATCAATTGCTTATGCTACTGCTTGGAAGGCAAAAAATAAGGAAACTCAGAAGGAAGAAACTGAGTGTGGTACTGAACCTAAAAAGAAAGGTGAAAAGGAAACCGACCCACGTTCAATTCCTACAACCACAAGTCTTATTAAGACTAAGTTGAGAGCAATGGGACTTAAGATGTCCTATGAACCAGAAGGTGAGCAGATTGATGAATTAAATCGTTCTGAAAGAGAAACCGGTATTAATACAAAGACTGGTAGACCAACTCAAAAAGGTGGCGACCCTAGAGTTAAAGAAAGAAATAAACCACCCCTAAAGTATGGTGGGTCAAGAGAAGAACCAAAAGTTCGTGGAGAAAAACCACCAACTGCTGGAGAACCTGGTTCCGGTGTACAATCTCCTGCATATAAAGTAGCATTGCGCCGTAATGCTAGAAAAAGAGCAGCAGAGTTTGAGATGGATACTAGAGGAACCTAGTTCATAAATAATCCAGGATCCTTCTTCATACGAGGTTATTATGTCAGCACTCATCGCATGGGCACTTGCTAATCAAGCACTTATCGCAACTGTTCTTTTTGCAGTTTCTGAAGCACTTGGAGCAAATCCAAAAGTCAAAGCAAACGGTCTTCTTTCACTTATTCTTTTACAAGTCCAAGGACAACTAAAAGCAAAGGGTGCTAAAGACGTTACTCCCTGAGTTTTTTAACTCTAAATTATAAAGGAGACCTAAAATATCAAGGTCTCCTTTTTTTATAAATATTACTAGAAAAAGAATTTTGTAGGTAAGAAACATGTCACTTTGGGGCATTTCAACAAACGCCGAAACTTCAGCAAATAATTATGCAATTCCAAAATATTTGGGAAAATATTCTGCTGCAAATGGCCAATTCGAAGCGACTGATAGAACCAGAAGTCCTTATAATTGCTTTGCAGATAATCGTGGATGGATTCAGAGGCATTATAAGAGTACTAGTAATTCTGGAATTTCTACTCGTTATTGGGATTCTATTTTAGTTCCTGTAGTTGGATTAAATACTGCTGGTGCTGGAACAAGTACAACTGGTTTAGGACAAGCAACTCCAATTGCTGTTTTCTTTGAGGATCCTAATCTTGCTTCTCCAATTAGCATCGGTGCCGGTGGAACAACTGGAATTGGAACCGGAACTACTGGATATGTTCATGTAGTATGGAACGAAATGGTATACTGCTCAGCCGGAGCAACTGTTCTTATTTCTCAATCTACTGGAGCAAATATTGTCGCATATGCAAATTCTACAGGAGTTCCAGTTCAAGTTAATGTTCCCGGAATAGGACAAACTGTAATCACTTTTAACGGACAAATTACTAATAGAGTTGGATTTGCATTTACTGCTCCTAATACTGGTATTGGAACTGTTCTTAGAATTGCAACTACTGGTGGTGTTGTTGGTGTTATTACTGATGCTTCTGGTGGTGCCGCAGTAGATAAAACTATTGCCGGACTTGTTAAAAATATTGCAGGTGCTGGAACAACTTCTGGAGTTGGTATTGGAACAACCACTTTAACTGTTACTGCATGATATGAGATTTGATGAGTTGAATGAAGATAACTATTTGTTATTTGCTATAAAATTCTACGATAATCCTCAGGCAGTCACCAAAGACGATTTTGAGGATGATCTAAAAAGAATAAAATATGTAAAACGGTTATTAAAGAGATATAAAAATACCGGGGTGCTTAAGACTCATTTGATTCTTAATCACCTCACTGTATTATTCAATGTTTTTGATGATGCTACAGTTCCATTACTTTTCTATAATTTAGAAAGAGAACTTTGGCCTTATATAAAAAGTTTTCTAGTTTTCTTAAACAGACTTCCAGAATATCCAAAAACTGAAATCAATAATATAGAAGAAGATATTGAGTGTCTAAAACAATTGCAATCGATCTAATGGAAAGTAAGATAGATAGAATTATCAATATCATTAGATCTCTTAATGAGGAAGGTGAAGGTGGTGCTCCTACCAATAGTCTTGTTGGTGGAAAGATTGCGGGAACAAAAGAAGCAGGTGATAATCCTCCTGTAAGAAAGAAGAATAAATACATCTATGGAACGGGATTCCGTAAAAATTGGTTACAAAGAAGAAACCCACAACCATAAGAAATCCAATGTACACTCCACCTCAGCCCCAAGCAATAGAAACAAAGGTTGCAATCCTTGAGGAGAAACTTCATACTACCGAGCAGTTGATGCAACGTATTGAGAGTGCAATTGAAAAGATGAGTGAAGTAAGTGCGAATGTGACTAAAATGCTTGCAGTTCATGAGCAAAAGATCGAGTCTAATGATAAAGTAGATGCTATATTATTTGCAAAGATTGACCAGTTAAGCAACAAAATGGATACTGACCATAATATAGTATTGGATAAATTACAAGGATTAGAAAAAAAAGTTTGGATTGGTATTGGAGTTTTTGCAGTAGTGACTTTAATCATCAATAATTCAGAAATGTTAGCAAGTATCTTGACAACCACTCAAGACAACGGTAGGATAGAAAGACTGAAATAAGCATCCTTTATAATGGATTTGATTGACTCCAAGTATATTGGACTAGTATCGTCTCGTCTTCAAAAATTCAAAAGGGTTAAGTCGGATCTCTACACATTCCGTTGCCCGATTTGTGGAGATTCTCAGAAGAACAAAAACAAGACAAGGGGATACATTTACCCAGTCAAGAATAATACAAACTTCAAGTGTCATAACTGTGGGGCAAGTTTATCCTTTAATAACTTTCTCAAACAGATAGATCCAACACTTCATAAGCAATACACTCTTGAAAAGTTTAAGGAAGGTCATACTGGTAAGAACTTTGTAGTTGAAGAACCAAAATTTGAGTTTAAGAAACCTACCTTTAAGAAAAAGTTAGATTTACCAAGAGCATCTGATAACTCTATTGCTAAACTGTATCTTGAGAAGAGACTTCTAAATCCAGAAAAGTTCTATTTTGCTGACAAATTCCAGGCATGGACTAACACTCAAAAACCCACATTTAGTAGGATTGTAAGAGATGAAAGTCGCATAGTGATACCACTGTACACTAGAGAAGGTGAACTATTTGGATTTCAAGGAAGATCTCTAGTTCCTAGCAATGTTAAATATATCACGGTGATCTTAGACGAGAGTATTCCCAAAGTTTATGGACTAGACGAGGTAAGTACTGATGAAACAATCTACGTCACAGAAGGACCATTTGATTCAACGTTTGTCAAAAATGCCATCGCAATGTGTGGATCGGATATTTTACTCGATAGTCTTAATTTGGGTGACGATATTGTGTATGTCCTTGATAATGAACCCCGCAATAAGGAAATCTGTAATAGGATCTCCAAACTCATCGACGGAGGTAAAAAGGTAGTTATCTGGCCAAAGGCAGTTCAGCAAAAGGATATCAATGATATGGTGCTCGCTGGACTTTCTGTTATGAATATGTTAAAATCAAATACATATAGAGCACTCGAAGCAAAAATCAAATTCAACGAATGGAAGAAAGTATGAGCAACGGAACAAATGTAGTTAAGAGAAATGGGTCGGTTGAGAGTCTGGATCTGAATAAACTTCACTTAATGGTAGAGGAGGCATGTAAAGATCTTGCTGGAGTGTCTGCATCACAAGTTGAGATGCAATCAGGTATTCAATTTTATGATGGAATTACAACGTCGGAAGTTCAGGAGATTCTGATTCGTTCAGCATCGGACTTGATTGATCTTGAGCATCCCAATTATCAATTTGTTGCTGCTCGTTTGCTTCTATTTGCTCTTCGCAAGCAGTTGTTTGGTCGTATGCACGAGTGCCCCACTGTTCTGGAACATACACAAAAATGTGTAGAACTTGGTGTCTATGATGCAGAGATTCTTTCTCTGTACGATGCTGAAGAGTTTGAGAAACTTCAATCCTTTATTGTTCATGAGCGTGATTATCTCTTCACTTATGCGGGTCTCCGTCAGGTAGTTGATAAGTATCTGGTTCAGGACAGAAGTTCTGGTGCTCTTTATGAGACTCCACAGTTTATGTACCTGATGATTGCTGCCACCATCTTCTCTAAATATCCAAAGGAAACTCGTTTGGATTACGTTAAAAAATATTATGACGCAATCAGCAAGCACAAAATCAACATCCCAACGCCGATTATGGCAGGAGTCAGAACTCCACTTCGTCAATTTGCATCTTGTGTTCTCGTTGATGTTGATGACACCCTCGATAGCATCTTTAGCAGCGATGTGGCTATTGGTAAATATGTCTCACAAAGGGCTGGTATCGGCATTAATGCTGGTAGAATTCGTGGCATCAACAGCAAAATCAGAGGTGGAGAGGTACAACACACAGGCGTGGTGCCCTTCCTTAAGAAGTTTGAGGCAACTGTCCGATGCTGCACTCAGAACGGCATCAGAGGTGGTTCTGCTACAGTTTTCTTTCCTATCTGGCACCAAGAAATAGAAGACATTCTTGTTCTGAAAAATAACAAAGGAACCGAAGATAATCGTGTTCGTAAATTAGATTATGGAATCCAAATCTCCAAACTGTTCTATGAACGATTCATCAAGAACGAAGAGATTTCACTCTTCTCTCCACACTCAGTTCCTGGGTTGTATGATGCTTTTGGCACTGATTCATTTGACCGGTTATATGTGGATGCAGAACGAGATGAGTCTATTCCAAGAAAAACGATTGGAGCACAGGAACTTTTTCTGGACCTTCTGAAGGAAAGAGCAGAAACTGGTCGTATTTACATTATGAATATTGACCACTGCAACTCTCATAGTTCTTTCTTAGATAAAGTTTCTATGTCAAACCTCTGCATGGAAATTTCTCTCCCCACGACTCCAATTCAACATATTGACGATGAGAATGGACAAGTCGCAACTTGTATTCTATCTGCTATAAATGTTGGAAAATTAAAGCACTTTGATGATATGAAAGAACTTTGCGATCTTTCTGTTCGTGCTTTGGATGAAATTATTGACTATCAAAACTACCCCGTAAAGGCGGCAGAGAACTTCACCAAGAGGCGCCGATCACTTGGAGTAGGTTATATTGGTATGGCACACTTCCTTGCTAAGCACGGCGTCAAATATGAGGATCCTGCATCTTGGAATCTGGTTCACGACTTGAGTGAGGCATTCCAATATTATCTGATTCAGGCAACCGTAAATCTTGCGAAAGAAAAAGGTGCCTGTGAATATTCTCATCGTACCAAGTATGGTCAGGGTATTCTACCTATTGATACATATAAAAGAGATGTTGATGAAATTGTTCCGAATAATTTGAAGTATGATTGGGATAGTCTTAGGGAACAAGTTAAGCAATATGGAGTACGGAACTCAACACTGTCGGCACAAATGCCTTCGGAGAGCAGTTCCGTTGTGTCAAATGCAACAAATGGAATTGAACCACCTCGTGGATACTTGTCCATTAAGAAATCGAAAAAGGGTCCGCTCAAACAGATTGTCCCCCAGTATCAAACTCTTAAGAACAACTATACGCTTCTTTGGGATATGCCTAGCAATCATGGGTATATTAATATTGTTGCTGTTATGCAAAAGTTCTTTGATCAGGCAATTTCTGGAAACTGGTCCTATAATCCGGAGCATTATCCCAATAATGAAGTACCTGTTAGCGTAATGGCACAAGATATGCTTACTTGTTTCAAATTGGGACATAAAACAGCATATTATCAGAATACTTATGATATTAAGACTGATGAAGTGGTTGAAGAACCAAAAGAAGACCTTCAATCACTCCTGAATGATATTATGAGTTCTGATGAGGAATCGTGTGAAAGTTGCACAATCTAACCTGAGTAAATATAAAAGTGTGAGTTAATTTAGAGAAGAAAAATTATGGATTTTAACTTTAAGACAAAACTAGAGGAGAAGAATGTGGTCAATCAAATGACAGTTTTTAACTCTCAGGAGGTAGATACTAAAAAGCAACCGATGTTTTTTGGTGCTCCTCTGGGCATTCAAAGATACGATTCTTACAAATATCCAATTTTTGAAAAACTCACAACACAACAACTAGGATACTTTTGGAGACCTGAAGAGGTCTCCTTACAGAAAGATAGAGGAGATTATCAGTCTCTTCGTCCTGAACAAAAGCATATTTTTACTTCTAACCTAAAATATCAAGTCATGCTTGATAGTGTTCAAGGTCGTGGACCTGGTATGGCATTTGCTCCCTACTGCTCTCTTCCTGAACTGGAAGCGTGTATGAAGGTCTGGGAGTTTATGGAGATGATTCACTCACGCTCCTATACCTATATCATCAAAAATGTATATTCAGATCCTTCGGATGTGTTTGATACTATTCTTAGAGATGAAAGAATTCTCGAACGTGCCGTCAGTGTAACCGAAGCATATAACGATTTTATCAATAGTGCTCAACATTATGGTACTTCTGAACTTTGGAAATATGCCCAAGAATCAGTTCCTCACGCCCAGGCAGAAAGATATGAACTCAAACGAAAACTTTTCAGAGCAGTTGCAAACGTTAATATTCTTGAAGGTATTCGCTTTTACGTCAGTTTCGCTTGCAGTTTTGCATTTGGCGAACTCAAACTTATGGAAGGAAGTGCAAAGATCATTGGATTGATTGCTCGTGATGAGAATCAGCATCTGGTCATCACTCAGAACATCCTCAATAAGTGGAAGGAGGGTGATGACCCTGAGATGCAAAGAATTGCCAAAGAAGAAGAGCAGTGGGTCTACAAGACCTTTGAGAGTGCAGTCAATCAAGAAAAACTTTGGGCAGAGTATCTATTCAAGGATGGTTCTATGATTGGTCTGAATGATAAACTTCTTCAGCAATATGTTGAGTGGATTGCCAATCGTCGTATGAGAGCAATTGGATTGAAACCACTTTATGATATTCCAGCAAAGAACAATCCACTTCCTTGGACTGAGCACTGGATTTCTTCTAAAGGACTTCAAACGGCAAATCAAGAAACGGAAAACGAATCTTATATTGTTGGTGGTATCAAACACGATGTTTCTGCTAATACATTTTCTGATTTTAAACTTTGACTAATACAGCAAACTGAAATATAATATTATATAAATAGTATTAGAGTTCAGTTTCTTACTTATGTATTATGTTTATCAATTAATAGACCCGAGAGTTAATCTTCCTTTCTATGTTGGAAAGGGGAAAGATAATCGGGTCTATTTTCATTTGTCTGAGAAATCCAGGGCAAAAAGTGATAATGAAAGAAAGTTTAATAAAATACAAAAAATAAGAAAAGAAGGATATGAACCAGAAATCAAAATAGTTCAATATTTTGAAAATGAAAATGATGCCTATAATTATGAAGAGCAGTTAATAAAGAAATATGGTAGAATTAGATATGATGAAGGTGGAATATTGACAAATATATGCGAGAGTTCAAGACCACCAAAATTAAAAGGTAAAACTTACCAAGAAATATATGGTGACAATTGGGAAAAGCAAGTAGAGAAAAGAAGAACCTTACAAATTGAAGCAGGAGGATATGGTCCAAAGAAGCATACAAAAGAAACTAAAAGAAAAATAAGTGAAAAAGTAGCAGGAAAAAATAACCCAAGTTATGGTATTCCTTGTAGTGAAGAAAGAAAAAGAAAAATAAGTGAAAGAGCAAAAGAAAGATTTGCAAATGGATTTTTATCCCCATCAGCAAAAACTTGGAAGTTAATTTCTCCCTGTGATAAGGAGTTCATAATCACGGGAAAACTTAAAGACTTTTGTAAAGAGCATAATATTTCATATGCGACTATGAGTGCTGCTATTCTATATAATAGAACTGGACCAAGAAAGAATGGTTGGAGCATAACTACTTTATAAATAAAAGAAAGTAAAACGTATTAGCAAGATGACACTTTCTTTTAACAAATTGAATGAAATTGCGGCACTATATGAAAACATTGCTGCTTCTGAGCAAGAGCAGTTGGATGAGGCTTATTTGGAAGAACTTACTGGAGCCCAAAGAAATACAAAAATCAAATCAGAATTGAACGCTGCTAATGCTGAAGTAGTTAAGAGAGGTGGTATTGCAGGATCTATTGGTAGAGGATTAACCTCTATGTTTGGAAATCAAAAAGATATTGATAGAAATAAAGCTTCAGATAAAGCCTCTGATGCAAGAGTAAGGCAAGCTGGGGCAGCGTCGGTTGGTAAGTATTATTCATCTTCGGATAATAAGACTTATGCAAATTATAATGATGCAAAAGCAGCACGTAATTCTCGTCTGAAGTCTAGTGCTGGCACTGGCACTGGTACTGGCACTGGTACTGGCACTGGTACTGGCACTGGTACTGGCACTGGTACTGGCACTGGTACTGGCACTGGCACTGGTACTGGCACTGGTACTCCTAGACCTCCTGTAAATCCAAAAGTTGTTCCAACCAAACCAGCAGCAACACCCGCAAAACCTGCTGTGGGAACTACTGCAGGTGGAACCAAGTTTGAAAGAAGGGCAGCAACTGGTGCTGAACTAGCAGCTGCACGTGCCGCAAGAGATGCAGCAAAGGCATCGGGTAATACAAAAGGTGCTGAGGAAGCAGCAGTTAAGGCAGGTGTAAATGCATCAAAACCATCTGCATTGGATTCCGCAACTACTGCGGCATCGAAACCAGCAGCATTCAAACCAGCAACAATTAATGCTGCTTCTAGCACTTCAGCAGCTGCTTCGGGTGATACTTATAAGTACAAACCCAGTTCTTCCATAATGAAAAAGGAATCGTATGATGCTTATGACCTTGTACTTGAGTATCTCCTCTCACAGGGTCACGCAGAGACCGTTGCGGAGGCACAATACCTTATGACCGAGATGGATGTTGAGATGATTGGTGATATTGTCGAAGCTCGTATGGATCCAAGAGGTCGTCCTGCTTCTGGTCCTATGAATGTCTATGCTAAGTCAAAAGGAAAGCCTGACCAAGCACATTTAGATGCTGTTAAGGCATATGATGAGAAGCAGAAAAAGAAAACTCCAGAACAAAGAAAGAAAGAACTTGATGATTATAAAGAAAGACAAATGAACAGATAATAAAATAATTCTTCAGGGGGCTTGACAAGTCCCCCTTTTTTGTATAGACTAGGTTTGTCCCGGTTGAAGATAAATAATAGCTCATAAGATTACTTTATATGAGCTATGAGAACCCATGGAAATTTAATGGGGAAATATTTGAGTCTGATCATATAGAAGATTATTTTGGATTTGTTTATCATATTCACTCTAAGATCACCGGTAGAAGTTACATAGGACGCAAGTATCTGTGGTCGTTTAGAACTCCTCCTGGAAAGAAAAGGAAGGTAAAGCAAGAATCTGATTGGAAAAAATACTACGGATCTTGCCCCGAACTTAAAGAGGACGTTAAGAAGTATGGTAAAGAATGTTTTGAAAGGAAAATAATATCATTACATAAGACCAAGGGTAAGTGTAATTTCGAAGAAACACGGCAACTTTTCCTAAATAATGTACTGACCGAAGCACTTGACTCTGGGGTTCCTGCGTACTATAATAGTAACATACTCTCCAGATATTTTAGGAAGGATTATTTTGATGGTTACCTTGGAACAGACCCTTCGGACATCACATGATTGGGCAGTTGATCGTATTCATTCTCTATGTGAACAAAAGGACTATGAAGATGCTCATGCAATTCAATCAGAATTTAGTGAATGGTTGAATCCAAATATTTCTGATCATGATATTTTTTCATTAGAATTCATAGGAGAAGAAAATGACTTTAGATCTTCATAACTTTTTTAAATTTTATGATGATGGTAATGCAAATCATGTAGCAGCAGTTCAATGGTTAGAGGATAATCTACCTGTTGAATTCTTGGATGATTCTGAAACAGAGTGGATAGGAATGTTCAGAACAAAACCACCAACACCATCAGTATTGGAGGTTCCCTACTTTAATCAAGTAGACAACTATAGAGATGCACATAGAACTTGCAACTCTTCATCGTGTGCTATGTGCCTTGCTTTCCTCAAGCCAGGAAGCATCAAAGGTGATGATGAATATGTCAAGAAAGTATTTGCAATTGGTGATACAACTGATCACTCAGTTCAAACCAAGGTTCTACAAGGTTATGGTGTTAAGTCACACTTTAGTTACAATCTTTCTTTTTCTGATATTGATAAAAGTTTGGATGCTGGCAAACCTGTCGTTATTGGTATTCTTCACCGGGGTTCTCTTTCTGCACCTACTGGTGGGCACATGTGTGTAGTGATTGGTAAGACACCAGATGGAAAAGGATATTATGTAAATGATCCTTATGGTTCATTAAATGACAACTATACTGGACCAGTAACAAACGGTAAGAAAACCGTTTATACCAAAGCAGTTCTTAAGCATCGTTGGTGCCCAGGTGGCAGCGATGGTTGGGGTCGTATTTTTGATTGATATCTAAGGAGAAAACCAATGGCAAGAATCGATTTACACAACTTCTTTAAGTTTTACGACGAGAAGAACCCTAATCACATCAAAGCAGTTCAGTGGTTAGAAGATAATCTTCCAGTTAAGTATCTTGATGATACTGTAGATTGGGCGGAGATTTATAGAGGAAAAAAGGGTAATGCTGCACCAGCATCTGCACCAACTGCTAGTGCTCCTGTAAGTAGTGGTGGTGATGATATGCCTATGACGGGTCTAAAACTCATTAAAGAGTTTGAAGGATGTCACCTCAAAGCATACCCAGATCCTCTCTCAGGTGGACTTCCAATCACGATTGGTTGGGGAACCACCCGTAAGAAGGATGGATCACCATTCCATATGGGTGATACTATCACTCAACAGGAAGCAGATGAGTTATTGATTACTCAATGTAAGAACCAGTTTCTTCCATCACTTCGTAAAATTCCACACTGGAATGAAATGTCTGATGGTAAAAGAGGAGCACTTCTCTCCTTTG